AAGCTCCGGCTCCCATTGAAGCACCGCCAGCAAGGTTTCCGGCTCCTAAGTCAATGGCAAGCATAGCCGACTTTCCAAGCAATCCTGAACCTGTTGCCGCTGAACCCATGAGCGTACCGGCTAATGAAGTGCCGGCTGTACCTTTTCCAAATATTGCCTTGCCAAGCCCTGCGGCACCTTTACCCATGCCTACAAGTGGTGTAGCAATCTTCATCAGGAGTGCCGCCGACAATACAGATGATAAATCAGCGGATTCTCCACCCGGAAGCAGTTTAGACGCTTTGCTCACTACGGAACCCAAACCGTCCCATAGCTTACTTGCTACTGCGTCAAAGTCAAAACCCTCTGAAAAGCCCTTTGCAAATGAAGCTCCCAGAGTGTTTCCCTCGTCTATGGTTTCTGAAATGTCAATGCCTAAAATGGTCGCAACGCCGACTGTTAAGCCTGTTCCGATTGCATTACCAATATCTCCGGCAATCACATTCATTTTTGCTTTCCCTTTGGAACTCCACCATTCGGAGAACGGCTGTACTATGTACTCGTCCCAGAGGATTTTGCCCTTACCAAAAAAGTCCGCATTCTGCCATTCGTCAGTTGCGGAAATGTCCTTGAATTTTCTCTTTATGCTGTCAAGTTTACGCTCCGCAGAATCCATAGCGTCACTGAATAACTGTTCTGCCTTTGGAACCTGTGCTGTGAGCCACTGTACTATATCTCGAAGCCAAGAGTTTGACATACGCTCTCCCAGTGAGATTTTCAGACCGTCAACCGCCGACTGGAACAATGTAATGTCTCCAGAAAGATTGTCCATCATGGTATCAGACATTCGCTTTGAAGCTCCGTCTGCGTTTGAGATAGCGTCTGCCAGTTTATTGTAATCGTCCTCGGAAGCATTCAGGATTGCCAGCAAGCCTTTCTGTGCCTCCATACCGGCTACGGTGTTGGCAAGGTTTGATTTCTGCTCCTGATTCATTCCCTTTGTGGCTTCCCTTAATTCTCCCATGACAGTACCAAGCGGTCTTGCGTTACCTGCACTGTCATAGAAATTAACTCCCAGAGCTGCTATTGCGTCTGCCGCTCCGCTAGAGTTTGTAGCAAGTCTTGTGAGAACTGAATTAAGTGATGTACCTGCCTGTGTGGACTTGATACCGCTGTTCGCCATTAAGCCGGTCATTAAAGCTACATCTTCGATTGAGTAACTAAGGGAACCAGCCATAGACGCTACATACTTAAATGTTTCTCCCATCATGCCTACATCAGTGTTCGCACTTGATGAAGCCTGTGCCAGTACATCTGAAAAATGCGTTGCGTCGCTGGCTTTCAAACCAAACGCCGTCAACGCATCTGTTACAATGTCAGAGGTTGTTCCTAAATCTTCCCCGGAGGCTGCCGCCAGATTCAAGATACCCTCTATGCCGCCCATCATCTGTTCAGCGTTCCAGCCTGCCATAGCCATGTAGTTAAACGCCTCTGCTGATTCTGCGGCTGTAAATTTTGTCGTCGCTCCCATTTCCTTTGCTTTCGCCGTAAGTCGTGTGAGGTCCGACTGTGTAGAACCACTTATAGCCTGCACCTGTGACATAGCAGCCTCAAAGTCCTTATAGGTGTTTATTGTATCGGCAAGCCCGACACTCACTCCGAGGACTGCTCCGGCTTGGAGGATAGGGTTCTTAAGTAGGTTTATAACGCCCCTTATCGGGGCTGTTGCATAATCAACAGCTTTAAGTGTGACATTCCATGCTCTGCTTCCAAAGTTCTTTAAGCCTGAACCAATAGTTTGTAGCACCGGAGTAATCTTGTCTTTGGCTTCCAGAAGCACTTCGTACTTCTCTTTCGCCCATGACGCAAGCGATTTCTGCGTTTTCTGTGCTGACTTGTCAAACTTTGATACCGTTTCTCCGGCTTTTTTTGTAGAACTGTTTGCCTTGTCCGCTGCGTCTTTCATTTTATTAAGATTCTGGGTAACTTTCGATAGTTCCGGGTCTGTGTTATCGACAGTTTCTATTGGAATCTCAATCCTAACTGTTTCAGCCACTTTCTTCTCCTCCTTTCGGTTGTGATGATTCTATATATATCCTTGTGGAAGCCAGCATAAATGCCTGTACTCCCTTTGGTTTCTGGTAGAACTCGTCCGGCGTTATGCCTGTCCTTTGGAATATGTGATGTAGCAGACAGGCTTTTCCACCGGCTTCTATCAGTTTTTTGCTACTTCCTCAAGATTGCTGTCATAGCCGCTCAAAGCGTCGATACATTCAAGCACCTTGTCCTTTTCCCCTGCCTTTAAGCAGTATTCAATAACATCAAGACCGTTCATAATCTGCAAGCCCTTTGCTCTAAGTGCTTCCCAGACTTTCTTGTTGTCCCAGAGCTTGTCCCTGTCTGCTTCTACCGTTGCTGTATGAATCAGGGAAGCTCTGTACTTCACATTGTTGGTTTCCTCCGGTAACTTCATGCCGAACTGCTTATTACGGACATATTTGGTCCATTTCTTCTTGCAGCGGTCGTATTCATCTTCCGCAAGTGGTCTGATGTCAAATGCAAAGTACAGCTTCTTATCTCTGATGATTTCGATATGCTGTGTTTCCTCGCTGGCATAACCGGCTGCGTCAATTAAGCCCTGAATAAAATCCTCCTCATGGATTCTGAACTGATTCTTTGTTTCCTCTGCGTCAAGCTCGATTTCCTCTACTGTCGGTGTGGCGTTCTCTGCCTGAACCTCGTCATTTACGATTCCTACGGTTGCTTTTGTCTTTGTATCTGCCATGATGTTTTCCTCCTAAATTTGAATTTTGATAATAAAAGAGAGGGTGCTACCTACACCCTCTCAAACTGTGAGACATTATGTGCCAGAGGCTTAGTCAATGCCAAGCAAGCTCTGTAAATCAGGCGGCTGGTTTACTGCAAAATTCCACGCACGCTTTACGACATCTCCTGTCGTGATGTTCTGTAAGTCAACCTGACCTGACGGAACGCATTCACTGTAAACCATACGCTGTTCAGAACCGTTTCTGCCCGTAAGCGTACCCTGAAAAGTCCAATACGGCATTGTCTGATTCTTCATAGCTTCTACAAGCTCCTGAATGAAAGCGTCGTCCTCAACTACAATCTGGGACATTGTGAGTGCCACCTTAAAGGTGTTCGCTGTTTCAAGTTCCTGTGCGTTTCCTAAGACTGCGTATGAGGCGTTGTTGAAATTTACATTTGATGTAAAGGATTCAACGCTTGCCAGCATTACGCCGTCTGCGTTGTAGAAAGCACCGTCTTTACCGGTTCTGGCGTGTCGTGCGTCCCCGGCTGCTCTTGTGTTAATCATGCTACGCTACCTCCTTATGCGTTAGTGCTGAACTGGAATTTGTATGTGAGATAGATATGCTCCATACTATCCTTGTCAATGACTGAAATCTCGAACCATGCACTATCTCCGTCTGCTGTGTAAACAGAGCTTTCGGTTACGGTGCATGATGTGAGCTTGCCCTCGGAAACCATAGAATTTCCGACTGCTTGTAACTGGCTGATAACGGTTGCTCTGCCGTTCTTGTCGTTGTCGACTTTTCCGACAAGATTATCAGATGTCACATTCATTCTGCGGATAAGCTCGTATCTGGTCTTTGTTCTACGGATTTTTTTCCAGCCGTCGTCCTGATTATCAGCCGGAGTGATTAAGGTATTGATTGCATTGTCAATCCAAACCTGCTTCTGGCTGTTGTATGTGAGTACAAGACAGCCTTTCTTCTCTGCGTCGATAATCTGGGAATTTGTAAGTCTTTCCAGAATCTCTGTAAAGCCATTGATGACCGTATGTGTCAATGAGGAATTGGAAGCACAAGCTCCGATAAGACCGGCAAATCTTGCCGCTGTCTGGTAGCCGTCAATCTCCGTTCCCTGCTCGCTGATATGAGCGTTTAATACATAGTGCATATTGCAGTCGTTGAAAGCCGCTGCGTGTGCCTTTCTGGTGTCAAGCTCTACGGTGTACTTTTCAGCTACAACCGCCATAGCAAGAATACCGGCATTGAACACTCTGTTCATAAATGACTGCAAGAGGATATGCACCGCTGTTTCCTCTGTATCTACGCAAATGGTGTTGAAATCGAATGCCTCAACCTCTGCAAATGCGTTTGAGTAGTCTTCCGTTTTTACGGCTGGGTCCGTACCGGCTGTGAAAAGGCTCTGTGACACATTGAGCATTTTTGCTGTGTCTTTTCCGACCTTAATCTCTGCCTTGAACTTCTTAGAAGTAGAAAGAGCAGCTACAAGTGCAGCCGCTTCTCCGTCGCCAGCGGCAAACTCGACTTTCTCAAACTCCGTTGTACCAGAGAAAATGATGCACTCTTTGAGGGTACTGTCTGATAACTTCTCTCTGATTGTGGCTGTGAATGCCTTTTTGCCCGGATAAAGAGCAGTGATTGTAACTGCCGCCTCTCCCTCGCTGTCGTTCAGTGTGATTGTGGCAGGTGTACCACCATTACCTACTCTGCAAGCAATGATTGTCTTTGCACCGCCGTTGATAGCTTCCTGCATAGCGTCTGTTGTGCCGCCAGTTCCGAAAGTATCTGCATATCCGTCCTCTGCGTTAAGTTCCACCGCCTGATTAAGCGGTCCGAAGTCAGACTTGAAGATTACCGCTGTTACGCCGCTGATAATACTTGCGGCTGCGTTGTTTCCGGTCTTCTGGATGTTGAAATATGCACCCGGTCTGACTTTTGTTTCTCCAACAATGTAAGTTTCAGCCATTGTTATTTGACCTCCTTTTTCATAAATTCTTCTACAATTTCCTTTGTCTTGGAAACCGTACACTCTTTGATACCGGCGACTTTAAGTGCAGCCGCCA